TACAAAGCTGTAGTCGCCAGCCGTTCCGCTGTGTAGCGCAGTAACAGCAGGACCTGCGCCCACGCTGATAACATGGTGGATGCCAACCGCATTACCGCCAGCCATGTCATCCTGTGAGTCAATCAGATTGGTCATTGAGGTACTTGCAACGCCTGCGCCAGTCATGAGAAGTCCTGGACCAATGGTACACCCATCCAGGTCTCCACCTGTGAGTACGTCGATCAGGCCATTCAGGTAGGCCGCACCAACCTCATCGACCATAATTAGGAAGCTACCCCAGCGGGATTGCCGCACGATGGTTGCGCTGATATCGAGTAGCGGACCCATTGCCTCATCAACAAGTGACGTGAAGTTCTCCCAACAACTGAAGTTCACCGCCCCAGACCAAAGCTGGAATGCGGTAGCTGCGCTCTCGGCAACACCATGATAGTCCACCATGAAGTCGTGCCAGTATAGATTGACCTGTGCAGCACTAATCAAGGTTGACTCGTCAGCAGTGATAGGCACGAACCGGATATAACCAAGCTCCCAACCATCAACAGCGTTAGCGGTAGAGGCTGTCAGAGCGTTGGTCACACCACAGGTGATCGTGGTATTCCGCACACAGGGGGAGCACCCATATTGAGGGGACTTATATTCTCTCCCCAGCCACCGAGCATAAGGGACATTCACGGTGACTGCAGTAGCGATGTTGTAGTTCCCGGGGGTGAAGTATAGCGTGTCCCCCCGGAAGTCAATCATCGCATCGTTAGCCGCCTGAAGTGCAGCCGCTTGCGAAGAAAATGTCTCTCCCTGGTTGCCAGTCTCCGGGGTATAGAACACTCGGGTATCCCCATGTGGTTGACGGGCCTGCCAGAGATCGAGTGGACCTGTTCCGTCTGCCCGGGACCAGCCCTGCGCCCCGGTACGGTAGTTGGAGTCCACCATGTAGTAGTACTGGCCGATGTCTGGCGAGAACCGCCCATCGACCTGTGATCCAAACTTGTTTACAGCCATTGTTATTATCCTTTATCGGCATTTACTTTAATAAGGAATCTCCTTATTAAAGAAGGCCCCTGACGCCTATGGTTAATTGGCAAGGGATCAGTACACGGCATCCCCCTTACTTCAGCCCCGTGCGGCCTCACCCTAGCCTCAGCTAGCCCTAGCTGGGGTTAGTTGTATTACGTACGATACAGAATCCACGCCCGCAGTGCATCGTTCTCAGGGTTGCCCCCGTCAACGCCGTCCGCAGCAATGGTTAGGCCCGTGCCAAGCACCAGGCCAGTGTTAGCCGAGCCCCCATAGAAGATCACAGGGTAGAACTCGCTCACACCAGTCGTAGTGATGGTCTCAATTAGCCACACAGCCGTCGAAGCGTTAGCCAAGGCAGCGGTGCCGTCAAAGGTCTTGGTGTCTGCGTCCTCAAGGACCACCCAGGCAGCTTCAGCCGCCAGGGCAAGGTTCTCGACGCAGACTGCGATGACGTGGGTGGCATCGGTCGGGGTAAGGGTATCCGGGCCGTCCTCGTCAACGTCGAACTGAATGGTGAACTCATAGTCGTCGAGATAGCGGTAGTTAGGGGAGCGAAGCAGGCTCTTGATACCCTTCACCCACTCCTCGACGTTCTGGTTACCCTGACGGGTCGTGGTGCCTCCACCGGACACGCTGCCCAGCGAATAGCCCATCATCCCGTCAAGACGCATAAAAATCTGCTCTGGAGTCATTTGTCTCTCTCCATCAATCAGTGTATGTATAACTCTATGTTATACATCTCACTTAGGAGTGTTGTTAATACTTCTTGCCCCCACCCTTTGGGTAGGACATCTTACCGCCCTTTTTATGAGCCATCTAGCTCACCCCCTCTCGGATGGAGCAGTTACTTGGGAATCGGAACCAGGACAACTTCCTTTGGGACCTCAACACCGTCCCGGTGGAGTAGCTCAACTGGCTTCTCCGTCCCGAGGGGTAGGGCGTCCCCGTACAGCTTGTCATCCTGATTCACGAGTGCTTTGATACTCTTGTCGCCCACCATGTCTAGCTTGAGATACCCCTTCCGTTCAACGAATCGGGCGAGATCATTGGTGACCAGACGGTAGCACTGGGGGCCCCAGGTTTCCTCGTGACCGTCAAAGACGATTGAGTAAGCCTTGTCCCACCGGTTGTACGTCCACTTCTGGCCTGCCGGAGCGCCCTTGGGGGGCGTGTCGAAAGGGATGCCCAGGTTGGGGTCAAACTCAGACTCGCCTTCCTGGACAATGGTCTCTAAAAGCTGCTTGGGCGTTTGGACTTTCTTCATAGCCATAGATCATTCTCCTTGCGGGTGGATGAAGTCCGAGTTACATCCAGGTTCCAGGGGGGAGACTCAAGGTATTCCTGAGCCTTCCCTGCAGTCACGGGGTCATTACGAAGATAGGCTAGACCACGATTGCACATATGACAGAGCAGACCCCGGAGCACTCCGGTTTTGTGATCGTGGTCTACATCGAGACAGCGCGATTTGGGAAGACGACCGCAGATGGCACAGCCGCCCAATTGCCTCGCTAGCTGCTCGTCGTACTGCTCAATCGTTATCCCATAAGCCTTCTTTAACTTAGCGGCCCGACCCTTACCCTTCCAGTCGTTGTGCTTGGCCTTCTTGGTTGGGGGCATGGTTGACCATCTCGCTTTGTCGTAGGTAGACTTACAGGGCTTACATTGACAGTGACGCCGTACACCGGTTTCATCAAACCGAGACTCACCATGTCGAGGATAACCTGGAGTCTGCTTGTATCTCTTATCTTCAGCAAACTCACTCGGTGACTTATCTTGTTTGCAGGTTATACAGGTCATTTAAGCCTTTAGAATCAACTAGTTACACCCGGTGGATAGCGACCACATTAGCGCTGATGCCGTCAAGTCTGAACGACGTGTTTGGTTGGAAGTTGACAAACTGCTCCCACAGACGATAGTCCGCAGTGAAGTCGTCAACTAGGGTCGCCGACCGGAACAAGGTGTTCCCGTCATCGTCAACCCAAGAGCCCGGGTTCATGACATAACGCGCGAATGGGCGCGTATCCAACCCGAACATCATGCCGTATGGAGCGTCCAGGTCGATGTGAATCGGGATACGACCGAACTTCAGGCCAGAGTTGGACTCATCGTCCTGGCCCGCAGCAGCCGTACCGGCGTCGGGAGTCAGTAGATCACCCCCGGTGTAACGCCGCTGATCGTTGGTCAAGGTGATGTAGGCACGAAGCACAGAGTCCTCACACCACAGCATCGAGATTTTGCCCTTGCCAACGGACCGCGCACTGTGGATACCCCGCATGATAACGTCACCCGAAATGGCGCCGACGCCAGAGATGACTGTCGAACGCATGATCGGGAACGAGGTACGGGACAAGCCAAAGTACGAGTTGTTAAAGGTTCCGTCGTCCACGAGCCCCAACATACCCATTGGGGGATGGTTGAAGTCCGTGTTGTTGACGGCGATGGAGGCATCGGCACCGTAGGCCTTGATGACGTAGTCATTGTCGGCTGTGGCAGTATCGATCGCAGCAGCCACGTCAACGAAAGTGCCATCAGTGGCAACCGAAGTGATTTCCCGAGTCCCACCAGCCCGTAAGGAGCCAGTTGCCGGGTTAATCCAGACAATGAAATCGCCTTCGTTAAGGAAGCGGGCACCGTTAGTAGCACCAGCAACCCCACCCGGGGAATCGACCTCAAACCGGGTGTCAGTACCAGGGTCACCCTGGCACAGGGCACGGATACCAATACCGAAGCCCCAGAGGGCAAACTGTGAGTGAATCCGAAGGTCATCGACCAGACCTTCCATCTCGAACCGCAGCCCACGGGCAACCGCACTCTCGTTTGAGCGTGAGGCCTCCATAAGCTGCTTCGTGACTTCGATCTGACCGTAGACATACCGCATCGGGATACGCATGGACTCCAAACGCTGTTGACCAGCGGCAGGTCGTGCGCCTCGCTCTGCGGCAAAGTAGACTCCCCGGTTCCGGTTCACGCGGACTTTGACCACGTGCTCCAGACCAGTCCAGTCCTTGGTATCCAATGACTCAAAGTACTTGAGCATCGGACGGCTGGAGTTCAACTGATTCTTGATTCCAGCCTCGTAGGTCTCCTTGAACAAGGAGGCCATCGTTGATAGCGTAGCTGGCATTGTGTTATCCTTTATTGACCTGCTTCAAGCCGGTGAGGAACAGGGCCTCGGCTTCCTTGATGTCCTTTGGCTCGGTTTTCGCGGGGCCAGGGCTCGGTCCACCAGCAGACTTGGGGCCAGGTTTTGGGAGATTCTTATGGGGCTCTTTGCCCCTGATAAGATCAGCTTTTCGTTTACGATCCTCTGTCTGCCTAAAGGGAGCAGCGTACTTCTCGGCAGCTTGCTTAACTGCACGCTCGGGGTCGGTCATGTAAATGGTGAACAGGCGTTCGTCGCTGGCAAGAATCTCTTGCAGGACCCCAGAGAAAGCTTTGTAACTCTCCTGGTCAACTTCGATACCCTGCTCCTCCATGAGGGCAACCGTGGACTCAGCAGCACGTAGACGAAGGCTCTCCCGAATCAGTCTGTTGTCGCGGACAGCGCCTTGCGCTTCCTCGAACCACGGGAACATCTTCTTCAGTTGCTCTTCGACTTTCTCACGCGCCGCCTTTAACTCAGCAGTGTCCTCAGTATCACCTTTCCCCTTACGCTCGGCAGCTTCAATCTGCTCGTCATATCGCTGCAGGCGACGGAGACTTGCTTCGACTTGTTCGGGTGACCCGTATTGCGAATACCGTTGAGCCTCTTTGAAGCCTTTGTAGACCCTCTCCCAACGAGGGTGACCGGGGGGCGGGCCTTTCTTGGGGCCGACGCCAGAGGCAGGTTCATCTAGGTCCTCACCCTCTACCTCTAGTTCCTGGTCGGGATCAAGAATCTCATCGACCTCGGGCTCAGCCTCAGCCGGGGGGTCAGCCGTCTTACCAGCGGGGGATGTAGCCGCTGCCGCCCCTGTACCGTCTGCTGCCATCAGGGGCATAAACTCGATGCCATCCGTGTTGAACATATTGGTCTCCTATACAGGCTGTGCGTCGCCTGAGACGATTACTTTTTGGGCAGATCACCTATCAACTTGCGTTTCTTCCGGTCTGCCTTGCCAGAAGGAACGATCTTACCGCCATACTTTGCATCCCATCGCTTGGCGATGCCAGGGTGGCGCGCATGCATAAAGGCTCGTTGTTTGACACTACGGTAGGGCATTACTGGGTCATCTTCATCTCACGGAGAATCCGTTGGACCTCGGCCTCATTTCGCGTGGCCCTCTCAAGACCTTTGGCCTTGTGAATCTTTTGAAGAGTCTTGGCTTCTCCACGCCTTGCCCTTACAAGGGCCGCTCGTACCGACTCTTCACCGCTTGTCAAATGATAGCGGGGCTTTGCAGTAGTCTCTACAGCATGGGCAGGTATTTCATAGGCAATGTCTGCGGCAGGATAACCCTTCTCGTATAGGAATCCCGCCTGACCGGGGGCAGCCTGAGCAGCAGGAACAGCAAGAGGGCCAGGGCCCTTCCCTGCCTCCTGTTGAGCGTGCTGTAATTCATGTAAGATGATGCGCTTCTTGACTTCAGCAGGTAGATCAGGCTGGACCGTGATATGCTCAACACTGAGGCCTTGCCCCGGATCGCCTATAGGATTATCATATTGGCCCAGTATGCGCTTAGTTGACCTGTCCCACTGACCAGCAGCATCTTGATACTCACCTACCGCAATCCGACGCCTTTTTGGACCAGTTAGCGTCCGACGTATCGCAGTTGGAATGGACCGCAGGGCTTCACCCGTTATACGAGCCAACTCCCCGTAGATAGGGCCCGCCGACACGCGCCCGCCGAGCGCCATTGAGGACGAGCCACCACCAGCACTTCCTAACAGTCGAGAGGCAGCCAGTAAACGACCTTCCCCTTGTGCCAGCGACTCTATCGCCTCGTCAGCAGGAGTCATGCGGCGACGGCGCTCAGACTCTACAACTTCAGGTGGAAGTTGCGAAGTGACTGCAGACTCACCCTCATATCTACCTGTGACAGGATTCCACGGCATCAGAACGTCGCTCCAGGTTGTGTATGTGACATCGGGTCTTTAGGGGGCTGAACACTTGTAGTGGGCTCACCTGCCCCGTTCCCGTTCTTCTGCCGGATGACCTCCTTTACAAACTCGACCTTCTGGCTGCCAATCTTGTAGCGGTCAAGTAGATTCATCCCGAAACTCCCGGATACAATAGTTAAGATAACAGTTGTGTACCATCCCGGCGCAGTTTCAAGGATCGCAAGTAGCGTAGACAGGGGCTCATCCCATCCGAACATCGCAAAAATCATCGGCAGGGTAAAGACGATTGTGATGTATTCGTCCTTCCACGAGGTCTTGGAGGCCTCTGCCATCGTCGCAGCCCACTGCAGTGCGCCCTCTTGCTTGGCCTTCTGCATGGCCTGCTTGTGCTCGATCCACCCACCAACGATCTTGGCGATTGGACCAAATATCAGACCGATTAAGGCAAACATTAGTACTTGCCTTTCTCTTTCTTCGACTTCATCTTATAACTTCCCTTGGGCTTCTCGCCCCGGGCCATCATACCGGACAGCTTCTCATAGCCGCCCTTGGTCATACTGTGGTATTTTTTTGACATGCCACCCTTCGCGTGCATAACTTACTCCGTCTCGGGCTCACCGGCCGGGGAGGACTTTGGCTGCGAGGCCTTCTGGGAATCTCTGTTGGACCCGGACTCTTCGTCGGATTTCTTACCGTCGCCGGGCTGCTGTTGAGGCCGCATGGACGCTGCCGCCATTGCATAGTGTAACTGCATGTGGATAAGCATAAACTGTTGAATCTGGGGTGGGAGAGCCTTGAAATCGTCCCCTAAGATAAACTGCCGATGGATATGCAGATGGATCGTGTGGTTTTCCCACGGCTGCGGGGGCGGAACAAGCATGGGCATCATTGGAGCCATGCCCATAGGCCCGCCGGGTTGGGGTGTTGCTCCGGGGGCTGTTTGCCCAGGCTGCATTCCCGGACCGGCCTGGGGTTGCATCAGCGACTGCAGCATCATCGGGTCCATCATCGCAGCGGACTCGATAAAGTTGTCGTTCTCCTGGTTCGCCTGGTTCCAGTCTAGCTTGTAGTCCTCCATGATCTCAGGCAGGCCGAGTAGTTGGAGGATACGGAACCGCTCCTGGGGATCGCCAGGGTTCAGGATTTGCCAACGGAAGAGTTGTTCGAGGGTGCCACGGACGGTGATGTGGGAGCGAGGTCGAAAAGTGCCAGTGTCCACGTCCATATCAATGCCACCAGCCAGGTTGGCTTGATTGAACTTTTTGACTGCCCATTTACCGCCGCCAATAGCCAGCGTGCGTTGCGCGTCAGCATATTGCCTCCAGATGTGTAGGTGCTGGTTTGCCCACTCCATCCACCCCACCGTCCAGTTCTCCGTGACGGTCGCTTGAGCCTGCTGGGCGCGTTCGTCAAGAAGCTGCAATGACACGAAGGCCAGATCACCACCCCGCTCGGGAACTTCTCCACGCCCGATCTCATACGTACCCCACAACATGTCCATCTCCTGGTCGATGATAGTCATCCACTGGGTCAGGAACTGCGGGGGAGCAACACCAGCGACACGGGTTGGAGGAGGACCACCCATAGACGGCTGGTAGGTCATAATCTGTCCGGTCTCGCCGGAGAACTTGGTCAGGCCGGTCCCGGTAGGGACAAGCCACACGGCATTGGACATGCGCCGGGTATGGAGTAAAAAGTGCGATTCTACTAAGTTACGCTCGTCCTGCTTAGGGATCAGGTCATCCACGCGGGTTCGGCCCACGCTGGAGCCCGGACGCCCATCGAACTGGATATGGACGACGTTCAGAAATCTCTTGCCTTGGTCATCCTGGTACGGCCACTCTACGGACTCAGCGATTTTATCTTGGCCCAGAAGGACCGCATAAATCCCGTTAGGCGCTTTGTCATAGCGGGGTTTGATCCAAACCCGTCGCATACGCACCCGCCGAGAGGCACGAAGCCCTGCAGCGGTGAGTCTTTCAACACCTGTTCCCGTTGTAACGTATGCCAGCGCCTGCAGGAAATACTGTGTCGTATCGCCAGACTCTTCAACCTCTAGGTCCTCCAGCATTTCCTTGCCGTAGGTCTGCACGACCCAGTCCTCGGGTACTGTCTCATTGACACAGAAGTATGGTGACTCATAGATTGATTCAGCCTCGGGATCGTACAAGCAAGAGAACAGCGACTTGACTTCGGTCATGTGACGCCCGCGAGGGACCCACTGGCCAATTGGCTCGTTGCTAATAGGGTCCATCGCGCCCTGGAAAGCAGTCTCACCGCATTCTGGACAAGCACCGCCGTTCGCTTCGATTACATCAGGCGGTAGGACGTGACCGTTAATGTCCTGCTCATGCTGGACAAATTGAACACCGGACTCGGGGCTGTTATCATAACTGTTGATAAGATAGACATTGCCGGTCAGTGCTACCCAACGTGCAGCGGTTGGTCGAAGATAACGCTGTCCGGTTTCCTTCCCGATGACACGCAGAACGTCCTCAGCAACACCAGCCGCGACCACGTCCTCAGCCTCAAGGCCTCCCGGGCGGAACGTCAGGGGTGCCTTGTGCATGGACAGGCGCGAGATTGTACTATTCACCAGCGGGGCAATCTTGTTGGTGACGGGACGCGGGGTTGTCTTACGCAGCCCCACTGGGCGCCAGGTAGAAAGCCCACGGTCGTAGGTAACCCACTGGTGGCCCAGGTAATATAATATCTTTTGCATCATGCCACGCTCAAGATCGTACTTCCACCCCTTAGTTGTTTCTATGAGATTTTGTACGTAATTCCTGATCCCGGCATGATCTTTAGCGCCCAGGGGGTAATCTATGTAACCACTTGACATTATTTATAACTCAGTAGGGTTGAAATGGCCCCGTGTTCTAGGATTTCTTGACGCAGGGCTTCGACCTCCGCTGGGTCCTCGGTGTGGGGATCAATCTCAGGGAGGGAGGGGGTCACAGGGGGTGACTCAGGGTCTGCGCCGGTCTTGACCCGAACGGCGAGGGACAAGGCGTTGTCTGCCCGCTGTTGCTCACGATCCTGGCGGGCCAGGGCCAACTGGAGCCGGTCTTGCAGGTCGGTGATCTGGCGCCGTAACTCCAGGACCATTGCATCCCGTTCCGCGTTGATTGCGTCACGGGCAATTATCTGAAAATAGCGTTCACGCGGAATCCACACGTATCTCTCCATGATGACAGCATGAGCCAGGCGGGTGCAGGACACAACAGTTGAGATTACCCGAGATAAACCACGCCTTACAATTAGGGCAATAGTACTTGATTTCTATATGTAATGGAAAGTAAGGCATCAAACCCACTCATCCCCACTATCATCAAACTCTTCGTTGACACGCTGATCGGCCCACGGATCGTCCTCTGGAGGCATTAACTTGTTGGCGAACTCCTGCTGCTGCATCTCGATGACTTCTTTCCAGGCTGCACGCCAGGCGGGGTCGTTGGCATAGGAGCCCAAGGACGCAAGCCCTGTATCGACGGGTCTGGGAACATCAAGCAGCGTTCCGTACCTAGCCGCGTCGAAGAAGTGGTCTGCCTGGCCTTCCTTGATCTTGCCACGTTTCTTTTCATCCCACTGCAGGTGCTCAAGTTCAGACTCGAAGTGCGGGCAGCAGCCTTCGTGTAGGTGGAAGGCGCCGGAGTTCATCAACTCGGTCAGGCGAAGGATACCGGCGTCTACTGACTTGTCGAAGGCGATGCTGGTGGACAGGCCGATTGCCTGAAGTTCGATACGGACCTGTTTAGCACTGGGGTCAACGCCCACAGCAGAGAGAGCACGATTAGGGCCGAGAATAGTGCGAATGGCAGCCAGATGTTGGGCTGCCGTGGCGCCCGGGGCCCCACGGTGTTCCGCCCAGAAGTGGACATGTCCCTTTTCATCATAGCTGAAGATCAGTATTGCGGTTGGGTCGTTTTCGCCACCGGTGCCCTGGTCCCAACCCGCACAGTGGGTCCAGTGGTCGGGGATGGGGAAGGGCTGAACGCGGTGCCGCTGGCGATTGTACGGGAGCACGAGTCCAGCATAGCTAGAGAAACAGCCCCCGACCTGTTCAAGATATATAGGCCAGGGCATGCGCTGTTTGTATAACTTGACCCGTTCAAGGGGATAGACATTTGGCTCGTAGATGTCTGCCCAGTCAGGATCATTATCGTGTACAAGTTCAGGGTCAGCAGAGATAACAAGGCTAAAGAACTCCGGGTCGTAAAGGGGGTTCGGTGCTCCCCGGATGGTCGGCATCGAGGGAAGGCGGAACTTGTCGTATATCCAGTTGAAGCCTTTAGGGGTGGTAGGGATCAGTACCTTCCCCTGACGCTTCTCTAGCCGGATATACAGGTGATTATAATAGATTTGTTCAGATAAGCCAGATGCCTCGGCCAGAATCAGGGTGTCCAGTTCTTCGGCACGGAGGCCCAGGGGCTGTTCAGCCGACTTGACCCGGAGAAACGATCCCCACGGGAAGGTGATGTCCAGGTTGCCACCACGCACGTCCTTGTGCTTGGTGACGCCCCGCATGTTCAGGTAGCCGAGTTCGAGCAGGTCATTATAGACGTACAGGAACTCTTTGGAGCCTAGTTCGTAGGTAGGAGCAACGACCCAGGCGTGATGATCGGGAAGCAGTAATCTCGGGCCCACATACTTCGCCGCAAATGCACTCTTGCCTCCGCGGGGAAACGAGAAAGTTGCTACGAATCGCTTGCCATCCTCATTAAGGGCTTTGAGGGCCTTAGCTTGCCAGTCCCGTGGAATCCAGTTAAGGTCTTTAAACCATTTTTCATGGTTTACTCTTTGGTAAGCCATTCGTGCGGACACCCCCCAAGAATGGTCTTTGCTATATTACAGTTGATCTTGTAGGCCATTTACAGCTTTCGCCACCAGAATACACAGAAGGTCCCGAGCGCCAGACAGAAGGCGACTAGACAGATAGCAGCAAAGATTGCCCAGGCCCATTCTAAAATTGTCATAATGATTCCAGGGTCAGCCCCATCTGACCCTTCACGAATTGGTTATGATATGTCCAGCGGTACGTGCTGCCGCTGGTCTCCCCGACTCGCTGGGGGCGGGGGGCAGACAGGCCATTAGGCCTTCGGGGGCAGGACAGCAACAGGACCCTCAGTCAAGATTCGCTTGACGATGTTAGCGATACCTAATACATAGGCGATCGCCTCGGGAGAAATGAAAGTCATCACTTCTGCAGAGTTGAACACCAATAGTACCAGGCCGACACCGTTGACCAGATAGGTCACGACCTTGCTGAATGTGCTTGACTCGTGGAACATCTTTTCTCACCACCTTTCTATCCCAGGATGGTTGAAAGGGCAGCAGCTATCATAAGGAGAACAGGGATAAGGATGAGCCAGCGGATTATGTTAGCTTTCATCTGCACATGTCCTCACTTATCCGGCTCCACATCGATGTACTTCTCGACGGCTTTCCTGTATGCGCCCGGGCCCAGGTCAATCTTGGCGCTCGGGGCGGTCCCGGCCCGGTTCAGTAGATCGGTGAGTGCAGCCCGGCGCACGTTGGGATCAACGCAGAAGGCCAGCTTCTCCATCTCGGCCATCCAGATATGGGTCTTGGCCTTGCAGCGGTCGATACCCGACACGGCCATGTCGGTCTTGGCCGTCTCGTAGACCTTGATAAACTCAGTGTTATCCTGGACTTGCCGGACGAGGTCGGGGCTGATTTCGAGGCGTTCGGAGATTTTAGAGGGGAGGATGATCCCCTCCAACATCAGGTTGAGGACTTCTCTCCAGAGGATGTAGACGGCGTCTCGGAGGACGTAAGGGGCGATTGGCCCCTCCGCTTCAAGTGCTTCCGGGCCCGAGACGACTGTTCGAGGTTCAGGGGGCGCGGAGAGACACTTCGTAGTTGGAGTGCGTGGTTCAGAGCCCATTGGTGTACCAGATACTTTCGGCCTACCAGCGCGACTGCGCCGGGGATGGGGAGGACATGCTGACGGATAAACTGGAGTGTCTTGCCCTTACTCAGGTGCAGGATAAGCTGGCACTCACGGACATCGTAGGTCTTTACCGGGGAGTGGTCTTTGACGATTGGGGGATCAAGAAATGCTAAGTTTTGGACGGGTTCTGGGTATTTCCATGTCCCGACTGAGTTTGCCGTTGTTTCAACCGGCGGGCCAGCCGGGCTACCCGTTTCGCCATCTTGATAGCTAGTTTCAGACTGTGGTTGCTCATGGTCGGGTTGTCCTCCCGATGATCGCCATGTATAAACAGGGCACATTAACAGGTGCAGATTACCCTCGGATTGACCACAGTCTGGACAGGGCCCCGTACCATAAATGACTTCAAAAGTCGTCGGGCTCACCGCAGGGGTCATCAAGGGCATCATCCTGGTCAGCTTCGGTGTTGGGAGGATTAGGGATTGCGGGACCCGAGTAGACAGTCATCACACAGCAGCTCCGGCCCATCCCCTACGTCTAGTTTGACTTCAACGGGGTTCAGGATCACACCACAGGTGGAGCATAGAAGCACTGGAGGGCAGGAGTCACATGTTGGCATGTCGCCTGTCCAAATAGTATCGGGGTTCAAACGCACCCCGCACCTATAACACGTTGTGAATAGAGAACAATATGGGCACTCACCAGGAGACTCTGTTGGCTGTTCATAAAGCCTATTGTCGGGTTTCTCTGTGGTGCCCATCTCGTTTACCTACTAGGTGTAGTATACCTATACACCCCTTATACACACATGACCCCCCCTCTCCCAAGGTAAAATCGACACACCTGCCCCAGAAAAAAGCCACACTGTTCTGTAAGAACAGAGTGTGGCCCACCACACGGAGCCCCGACCAGACTGTTATTAGTGTGTCATTTCGCTCACTCGGCAGGACCGCCGCCGAGGGACCCAATGGAACCAAATATTTAGAAAGAGGGACGTTAAGCATGCTTTTCGGCGTTAACCGCGGAGTAGCTAAATCCGCGAAAGTAGGGACGTTAATCGTGGTGTAGCAAAACGCTACAGTCAAATGGTTGTCGACTGTAATGGGACCCCCGGCCGCTGTCAGGGGTGTGGGGGGGTGCAACGGAAGGGTAGGGGTATAGGTAGAGCCAATCGCCGTGCCATATGGCCCAGTGGTATAGGTATCATCTATGTGTATATACACCATATAGGTATGACCAATAGATCGGACGGGTTAACAGCTGTTCACATCTAGTCAACGGGCCAAATGACATGCTGACCGATAACGCTACACTGTTGCACTATTGATACACTGGGACAGCTGTGTCCCACTTTAGGTAAAGCGACCCCCCGACGGGAGGTAAAGCGTACTTTACTTGGTCACTAAGGCTTGCCTGAACCCCTGATCTGCTCAATAAATAGGCAAGCGACGGACGACTGCCTAAATAGTGGGCAGACTGCTCAAATAACAGGCAGACGACCACACTGCATAGAAGTGTGCTGACAGAATGACCGGACCAGAATAACAAAGTTGACAGCTTGGCTGGGCGAAACTACCGGGTTTTGTCAGTATAGCGACAGTGTTGAAAAACAACAACACTAGTGTTGAATTGCAACACAAACCTGTTGAGCTTCAACACCGTGTCAGCTTTGCCATACACTATATGTTGTGGGCCTGAAAATAGTTTATGCAAGCTATTGAAAACTTGGGGTTTGACCTTGACATGGTACGAACCCTGCATCATATTATGGGTAGAAAGAGAGGAGAAAGAAATGCCAAAAGCTGGAAACTGGGTCAAAGCGCATCCAAACAATAAAGGTAAGGGCAAATAACCAAGCACGGTTGGAATGGCCAGCATGCAGAGAAGGAAATATCGGAGGGTTTGGTATGAGTCTTGCAGTAGCTATCGTGACGGGATTGTGTCTGGTGCTTCTGTTGGCTAACACAGTGGATAGGAGATAACCGTGTGTAAAGTGTGTCAAATACTCCGCGATCCTATGGATAACCTATGGCTGTATTCGGATGGGAAGCATTGGTATTTCCTGGTAACGGGGGGCTCTCTCTGTGGTAAGAGCCAAAGGTAAACGCGCACCCTGGCCCCCACCGGTAAACAAACGCCCGAAGTTTGCTCACCCAGACTACACTTGGCACGAGAAGCCCTGCAAACAATGTGGGCGGATATATTGTCCATGCCCGCAGAAAGGAGTAACAAAGTGATTAAGCGTACACCGGGACCGTGGTATTTACAGATTGGTACAGCCTCACAACGCGCCGTCTCTAGACTTTGCAATGTACCCTGTCAGCTACTTAACGACAGACACGGATGGACCATCGCCCATATCGTCGGGGCGGGACAGGGAACAGACGACGAAAATGACGCCAACGCCCGCCTGATCGCGGCGGCACCGGAGTTGTTGGAGGTAGCTCTAGCCCTAGTAGGGGCACCCCCCAAATATGGTGTGGGTGGAGTTGCCACTCTGGCAAGACTAAAGGTTGTAGAAATGGCGAGGCTCGCCATTGCCAAGGCCGAAGGGAGGACATAGATGTACGTTGAATGGGGTATCCTAGCAAACTGTGCCATTATCGGTGCCCTGGTTTCACTCGCGCTATCAGTTATCTGGCCTGCGCCTCCGACAATCACAGACAAGCGGATCAAGGCTCGACGTGACGCCTACCTGGTCCGCCGTGCAAATGCGCAGGCAGACTGGAAAGGACTCATCCAACGCCGGTCACATGCGGCCTATACAGACAAGGGACGAAAGGCGATGACGCAAATGGCCTGGTTCCGCTACATCAGAGAGGTTTTCACGCCCTTAACCCCTTGCTCGGTCCTTACACAAGCGACCGCATGGAGTAGTGCATGAAACAACAGCCCATATATAACATCCCCGTGAAAGCCCCCGTATTCACGTCAGAAGAGTTGCGATTGCTAGAAGAATCCGCAACTGAGCAGGCTTGGCGGGTTTTCATCAAGAGCCTGCAGTCAGTCAGCGGGCGCTGGTTGGCAGTCACTCTTACTTTACTAGCTGTTACATGTGCCAGCACGGCCTGGGCAGGTGACGTTACCATCTCCCCGAGCGAAAGCGGAGCGGGTAATCAGACCATGACTGGAGTGCAAGGTCAGTCCCAGGACAACGTACAGACAAACAGTCAGGTAACAAGCCAAACTAATAGTGGGACAACTACGCAGGCCGTGACGGTTGAGCGTGTGACTTCGAGTGCAACAGCCCCGGCCCTGACTACCGGGAACGACGCCTGTATGGGTTCAACCAGTTTGGGGGCTCAGGGCATGTCCTTTGGGCTCAGCTTCGGCACAACATGGTCCGACGAGAACTGCAAGCGCATCAAAAAGGCCCATGCAATTAACCAATTAGGCTACCCGCAAGCGGCCCTGAAGATTTTAATGGATGATAAAGAGATCGCCCGAGCAATGCGCGAAGCCTATGGAACGAGGGCTCTATTACTGGATATGGAGTAATCGAGGAGAAGCTA